CAGACGCCATCGCGAATAACGGCGAACGATTGAGAGAATCACTTAAGAAATTGGTTGATTCCATTATTACAGGAATAAAAGGATTCTTAGGTATTCATTCACCATCCACTGAATTTGAAGAAATCGGCGAATTTTCAATAGCCGGTCTTATTAAAGGATTCGGGAATAAGGTTGGAGACGCGGTTGAAGCGGTTGGAAAGTTAGCATCCAAACTTGTCGGCAAAGTCAAAGATAAGTTTTCTGACATGAAAGAAAAAGGTCAACAGCTTTGTCAAAAAATCAAAGACGGTTTTGAAGAAAAAGCACCTAAGATCGTGTCATGTGTCGGCGATACTATGAAAAAGGCTGGTAAGAAAATACAGGAAGCTAAAAACGATTTTAAGACATGGGGTAAAGATGCAATGGAAGGTCTTAGGAATGGAATGGAGTCTGCTAAAGATAAAATCAAATCTACAGTTGGCGGTATAGCAACTGATATAGGTGCAAAATTCAAAGATGTTCTTGGCATCCATTCACCGTCCAGAGTATTTAAACAATATGGTAAATACATAGATTTAGGACTTGTGAATGGTATAAAAACTTTCTCATCTAAAGTGTATGACACTGCCAAATCTGTTGGTTCAGATACAATAGACGGAATGAGTTCAGCTATATCCAAGATATCAGAACTTATAAATGGTGATATGAATATGCAGCCAACTATAAGACCTGTCGTGGATTTATCAGACGTTCAGACAGGCGTTGGAGCGATAGCAGCTATGATGCCTACAGGAGGTACTATAGGTATTTCTGGAGGCTTTAATACCGTTGCTACAATGATGAATCGAAATCGTCAAAATGGAAATAATGACGAAGTTATTTCAGCCATTAACAAACTCGATAAGAGTTTAAATGGTCTTTCTAAACCAACATACAACGTTGGTGGAATAACATATGATGATGGAAGTGCAGTATCTGATGCTGTACAGGAATTAATAAGAGCAGCTAGAATAGATAGGAGGTCATGATATGGCTAGTGTATCAGGTTTGACTATAAAACGACAGACTGGCAGTAGCGCATATTATGCTACATGGGATTTTGACAGTTCCATATCACAGTCTACTGGTGGCGGAGTCAATGAAGGTGACTGGGTCACAATTAACGATGGTGCAACTTGGTATAATGGAGTAGAAATAGCTGATTGGTGTTTTAGCGAGACATGGATGGTTATTCAGGTATCCGGAGACAGAGCTGTACTTGGTGAAAATCAGGGTGGAGGCCATGACATACAAAGCCCGATTAATGTTAACGATTTGAGTGGTGGAAGTGGTGAATCTACTGAAACTATAACTGACACATTAGAGAATTATGATGTGCAATGGTATTATGATACTGGAGATGACATATGGTTTGAAGGCTCATCCGATTCGCCAACATCTACTCATTCGGTATACTCGTCACCACCTAGCAATGCGCTTAGAATCAAAGTCAAGGTTACCCCAGTATCAAAGACTTATACAGTTAACGATAATGAGACATCCTATTGGACAGGCGAGGCAAATGAAGAAGAGTTTTCATTGGCTGGAGACCCTCCTGAAACTTCAAAGACACCTACAACTGAAATTGAAAAATTAAAGTTAACAGCGTCTATAGAAAACATATCAGATCCAAGAACGGACCAGATAGAATTCGAAGTATACAACGATTTAGTTAAAGTTAATAGCACAATCGTTGATGTAAAGTTGTGTATGGCTTCTATGTCTACAAATGTCATAGCTGGCGGAAAATACCGAGTTAGATGTAGAGCCATCAATCTTTATTACTCATCTAAGATATATGGAGAGTATTCAGAATTTACAAGTGAGCTATTAACTATACCTGCTCCAGTTACTAATGTCATTGCTTCGGCTGATAGTAAAACATCAGTTGTATTAGATTTTGATAAATCTTCCACAGCAACGGGGTATAAAATTGAATATGTTACAAACCGCGATTATTTTGATACATCATCGCAAACCAGTTCATTATCGGTAACGACTAACAGAGCGCATGTTATAGGACTTGACACTGGTAAAGAATGGTTTTTCAGAGTTGCTGCTATGAATAGTAAAGGAGATTCAGAGTGGAGTGATATTGTTTCATTAACAATAGGCTCTGCTCCAGCAGCTCCTACAACATGGTCATCTACAGCTACAGCTATCGTAGGTGAACCATTGAATTTATATTGGGTACACAATGCAAAAGATAATTCAAGTCAAACATTTGCTCAGGTAGAGATTGATGTTAATGGAACTGTTAAAACTTATACTCAAAAGAATAGTACAGATGAGGAAGAAAAAGATAAAACGAGTTCTTTCTCTATAAATACTTCTCAGTATACAGAAGGAACAGTATTAAAATGGCGAGTTAAGACGGCTGGAGCAACAAATGAATATGGTCCATGGTCAGTACAGAGGCAGGTAAATATTTATGCTCAACCTACATTAGAACTTGGACTCACTAACGCATCAGGTGTTTCTGTAGAAACAATATCAGCATTTCCGTTTTATATTTCAGCAGTTACAGGACCGAAAACTCAGTCACCAATAGGCTATCATCTCACTATAACAGCCGAAGAATCTTATACAACAGTTGATGCTGTCGGAGAAGATAAGATTGTCAATTCTGGAGATGATGTATATTCACAGTACTTCGATATATTTACAAGTTTGAAAGCTGAGATATCAGCATATAACATAGCTATAAAAAACGGTATGCATTACACAATTACATGTGTTGCATCAATGAATTCAGGTTTGTCTGTACAAAAAACATTATCATTTAATGTTGCATGGGATGCTATAAAGTACAAACCTAATATCTCAATAAGTGTGAATAAGAAAAATTTCACAGCTTATCTAAGACCTTATTGTCTTGACATGAATAATAAAGAAACAGATAAGGTTATAATATCAGTATTTCGTCGTGAATTCGATGGTTCATTCACTGAAATAATCTCAAACATTGAAAATAACAAAAATACATATATTACTGACCCTCATCCAGGTCTGGATTATGCAAGATATAGGATTGTAGCAACAGAAAAATCTACGGGAACTATTAGTTACTATGATGCTCCTGGATATCCAATAGGATGCCGTTTTGCGGTGATTCAATGGGATGAAAAATGGAGAAATCTTGAAAATGCTACAGTTGACGCACAGGAACAAACACCATGGACTGGTTCTTTGTTGTTACTAAAGTACAATCTTGATGTTAGTGACAGTAATGCTCCAGATAAATCTCTTGTTGAATATGCTGGTCGAAAGCACCCAGTATCTTACTATGGAACACAGTTAGGAAGTACATCAACATGGAGTGTAGAGATACCAAGGAATGATAAAGATACTTTATATGCAATAAGAAGACTCTCAACATGGATGGGAGATGTGTATGTTAGAGAACCATCAGGAAGCGGATATTGGGCTAGTGTAACAGTAAGTTATGATATAAAGCATACCGAATTAACTATACCAGTATCATTAACAATTACAAGAGTAGAAGGAGAAAAGTAATGATTGATTGGCATGAGTCGATGGAACAGACCTTTGAGTATTACGTTGTTGATCCAGGGACTTGGAAAGACAAACAGAAACTTGATACGGTCAAACCTGGTTCAACAATTAAGCGTGATTCAAAGTCTGATACGTTGGGTTCAGCATCAATTAAAATTACGGGTCTGGTAGGAGAGTGTTATATAAGGGCATATCTTATAGCGATTCAAAATGGAGTTACTTATAAAGAGCCTTTAGGAACATTTCTTGTCCAGACCCCTTCTTCTTCATTTGATGGAAATGTAAAAAGTGTCACATTAGACGCTTATACGCCTTTAATAGAGCTGAATGAAAACCCTCCAGCTCTTGGATATTTCACACCAAAGAAATCAAATACTATGGATGAAGTATACAGACTGGCTAGGGATAATTGTAGGGCTCCAGTGGTGCCGTCAAAGTCTGATAAAGTGTTATATTCAGATTTTGTTGCAAACACCAGTGATACTTGGCTTACATATTGTAAAGATTTGGCTGCAAATGCTGATTATGAACTTGGATTGGATGAGATGGGGAGAATTATATTTCCCCCAACCCAAGAATTAGAGTCATTGCAGCCAGTGACAACATATAACGATGATAATAGTTCGATATTGTTACCAAGTATAACAATGGAGCATGATATATATGGAATACCTAATGTTGTCGAAATAGTGTACTCAAATAATAATGATTACCATTATTCACGAGTAGTAAATGATGATGTAAATAGCCCTACTTCTACGGTTAATAGAGGAAGAGAAATTATACATAGAGTTACTGATTTGAACTTAGCAGGTATCCCAACAAATGCACAAGTTGATGAATACGCCGAGAAGCTTTTAAAGTCACTATCTACAGTAGAATATACAATCACATATACGCATGGTTATTGCCAGACTCGTTTAGGTGATTGTGTAAGACTGAATTACAAAGCTGCTGGATTGACTGATGTAAAAGCGAAAGTTATATCGCAATCAATAACTTGTGAATCTGGTTGTCCAGTTGAAGAGACTGCCAAATATACTAAAAACTTATGGAGGTGAGCGTTGTAATGCCATTAAGCGAAAATCTTAAAGACCAATTTGCCAAAATGGTTAATGCAGGCAATCCCAAGGAGAACACAGACAATACTGTGTATGGTACTGTTAAAGTTTATTCAGATGGCACAAAGGCAGTAGTGTTAGACGGTTCAAATATTGCAACTCCGTTTGAAACCGTTACAGACGCCGAAGATGGCGATAGAGTAACAGTGACAATCCGGAATCACAAAGCAGTTGTTACTGGTAATCTTAGTTCACCAGCTGCTAGAACTGATGCTGTTAAAACCAACAGCGAGAAGATTGGAGAATTCAACACAGTACTCTCTAATAAAGTTGATACCGATGAACTTGATGCTCAGGTAGGCAGAATCGATACCCTTGAATCAGATAACGCTACAATTAAGCAGAAATTAACTGCATCTGAAGGCGAATTTAAGGAAATAAAAACCAAACAGCTTGAAGTTGAGGAAAAAGTCACAGCAGCTGAAGCAGAAATTAAAACAATAAAGAGTGATAAAATCGATGCTACGGTTGTCGAGTCTGAGTATACAAAGACTAAAGTTTTTGATGCGTTAGCCGGTACTGTTGGTACATTAAACGGTGACTTTTCGAACTTCAAGAATACGACAACAGAAAAACTTGATGCTCATAAAGCTGACATAGACGAACTGAATACCAAGAAACTTAATTCTGAAGATGCAGATTTGAAATATGCCAATATTAATTTTACTAATATTGGTACGGCTGCAATGCAGTATTTTTATGCACAGTCAGGTCTTATTAAGGATGTAGTAGTTGGTGACCAGACAATCACTGGAGAGTTAATTGGCGTTACAATCAAAGGTGATTTAATTGAGGGCAATACAGTTGTCGCAGATAAGCTTGTTATAAAAGGTGAGGATGGACTGTATTACAAGTTAAATACAGATGGCATCACCACTGAGACTGAACAGACTGATTACAACAGTATTAATGGACAAGTAATCAGAGCCAAATCAGTAACAGCATCTAAAATAGACGTTAAAGATTTGGTAGCTTTTGATGCAACCATTGCCGGATTCAAAATAGATGACAACGACATACATTCTATAGGAAAAGAATCAGCGACTAGCGGAGTTCGTGGCATATATCTTGGAAAAGACGGTCAAATGGCTGTCGGCGACGGTAATCATTATATTAAATATTATAAGGATACGGACGGTAGCTTCAAACTCGCAATATCTGCCGAGAGTGTGGAGTTTAGTTCGGGAACCAGTGTTAAAGACGCAATTGATAATATTAACAATAAAGTTGATGATATTAAGTCGATAAAAAACACAACTGTAACTTATCAGGTAGGGGATAGCAATACAAAAGCTCCTACTGGCACTTGGAGTCCAAACATTCCATCAGTACCTGTTGGAAAATATTTATGGACAAGAACAGTGTTCACATATTCAGACGATACGATAAGCACGTCATACGGTATAAGCTCTATGGGTGCTAAAGGTGACCAAGGTATACCTGGTACGAATGGTCAAAATGGAAAAAGTATAGGTTCAGTTATTAATTATTATCTGGCTACAAATGCTAATACAGGAGTTACTGCTAGTTCATCAGGTTGGACAACCACTGTACAATCTGTATCTGCCAGTAAAAAATATTTGTGGAATTATGAGATTGTTAAGTATACTGACGGAACAATAGCAAGTACGACGGCACCTTGCGTAATTGGAAGTTATGGTGATACTGGAGAAGCTGGAAAGAATTTTAATTGGAATTTGATTAAATATGATTATATAGAAGCAATGGCAGCTGAAATTGATAAGAGTGAATATGTTAAGAGCGGAAAAATAATATGTGAAGGCGATAATATTAATTCCGGGTTTAAGATTGATTCTGCTGATTGTTACGAACCATCTACTCAATATATTCTTAGTGGATATATTACGGTAATCAGTAAGACATGTAATAATTTGTATTTTTATAATGGCAAGAATCATGTATTTATTTCTTTATCAATAGATGGCAGGAATTATTCAACACCATTTAACGAATTAATAGCTGCAAATTCGATACTAAACGATGGTAAATCACATTATTTTGAACTGAGATTTCAAACGGCTACAGATATACCAGGCGATAGCAGTGTATCGTATACATATATACAGCTTAATAAATCGAATGCTACAAATATTAGATATCAAATTACTGGATTAAAACTTGAAAAAGGAACGGAAGCTACTGATTGGTGTCCAGCTCAGGAAGACCTTAAGGGCGAAAAAGGCGATACTGGAGCTACAGGAAAAGGTGTTA